ATGACCATCTACATCACTGAGCTAATAACAGGCCTGCTGGTAATCGCAGGCCTTTTTATTTGGGGGAGAGGGAAGTCATGAAAAAACTAACCTTTGAAATTCGATCTCCAGCACATCAGCAAAACGCTATTCACGCAGTACAGCAAATCCTTCCAGACCCAACCAAACCAATCGTAGTAACCATTCAGGAACGCAACCGCAGCTTAGACCAAAACAGAAAGCTATGGGCCTGCTTAGGTGACGTCTCTCGTCAGGTTGAATGGCATGGTCGCTGGCTGGATGTAGAAAGCTGGAAGTGTGTGTTTACCGCAGCATTAAAGCAGCAGGACGTTGTTCCTAACCTTGCCGGGGATGGCTTTGTGGTAATAGGCCAGTCAACCAGCAGGATGCGTGTAAGCGAATTTGCGGAGTTATTAGAGCTTATACAGGCATTCGGTGCAGAGCGTGGCGTTAAGTGGTCAGACGAAGCGAGACTGGCTCTGGAGTGGAAAGCGAGATGGGGAGACAGGGCTGCATGATAAATGTCGTTAGTTTCTCCGGTGGCAGGACGTCAGCATATTTGCTCTGGCTAATGGAGCAAAAGCGACGGGCAGGTGAAGACGTGCATTACGTTTTCATGGATACAGGTTGTGAACATCCAATGACATATCGGTTTGTCAGGGAAGTTGTGAAGTTCTGGGATATACCGCTCACCGTATTGCAGGTTGATATCAACCCGGAGCTTGGACAGCCAAATGGTTATACGGTATGGGAACCAAAGGATATTCAGACGCGAATGCCTGTTCTGAAGCCATTTATCGATATGGTAAAGAAATATGGCACTCCATATGTTGGCGGCGCGTTCTGCACTGACAGATTAAAACTCGTTCCCTTCACCAAATACTGTGATGACCATTTCGGGCGATGGAATTACACCACGTGGATTGGTATCAGAGCTGATGAACCGAAGCGGCTAAAGCCAAAGCCTGGAATCAGATATCTTGCTGAACTGTCAGACTTTGAGAAGGAAGATATCCTCGCATGGTGGAAGCAACAACCATTCGATTTGCAAATACCGGAACATCTCGGTAACTGCATATTCTGCATTAAAAAATCAACGCAAAAAATCGGACTTGCCTGCAAAGATGAGGAGGGATTGCAGCGTGTTTTTAATGAGGTCATCACGGGATCGCATGTGCGTGACGGACATCGGGAAACACCAAAGGAGATTATGTACCGAGGAAGAATGTCGCTGGACGGTATCGCGAAAATGTATTCAGAAAATGATTATCAAGCCCTGTATCAGGACATGGTACGAGCTAAAAGATTCGATACCGGCTCTTGTTCTGAGTCATGCGAAATATTTGGAGGGCAGCTTGATTTCGACTTCGGGAGGGAGGCTGCATGATGCGATGTTATCGGTGCGGTGAATGCAAAGAAGATAACCGCTTCCGACCAAACCAACCTTACTGGAATCGATGGTGTCTCCGGTGTGAAAGAACACCAACAGGGGTGTTACCACTACCGCAGGAAAAGGAGGACGTGTGGCGAGACAGCGACGAAGTATCACCGACATAATCTGCGAAAACTGCAAATACCTTCCAACGAAACGCTCCAGAAATAAACGCAAGCCAATCCCAAAAGAATCTGACGTAAAAACCTTCAACTACACGGCTCACCTGTGGGATATCCGGTGGCTAAGACATCGTGCGAGGAAATGACAATGCTTTTAATTCAACCTGGATTTGGCCTGAGCATCAAAAAAGGGCACATGTTTGGACAGAAAGATTCTCAACGGAAAATGCTGTCCATCCGGTTGCCGTTTATCAGTATTTATTGGCTAAACAAAGAAGCAACAAATTATTGGTATGAATGCGCGCGTGCCGCATTTAATGACCCTGACTGGTTTATTGAAAACCATCATGCAGTTCGTCAGGCGAAACGAAAATCCACCATAACAAAAATGAAAGCGTATCGGGACGCTTGGGAAGAACATAGAAATCGATACCAAAAGGACATTGAAAAGCTGGAATCAGAAAACACTGAGCTAAAACGAAGACTAGGGGAAGCGAAAAGGGATATTGATGCCTATAAGCGGCTTGTAGGTGGTGATAGCCATGCTTAGCCCAACTCAAATCATGCAATACCAGAAAGAAAGCGTCGATCGAGCTTTAACGTGCGCTAACTGCGGTCAGAAGCTGCATGTGCTGGAAGTTCATGTATGTGAAGCGTGCTGCGCAGAACTGATAAGCGATCCGAATAGCTCAATGTACGAGGAAGAAGACGATGGCTAAACCAGCGCGAAGACGATGTAAAAACGAAGAATGTCGGGAATGGTTTCACCCTGCATTCGCTAATCAGTGGTGGTGCTCTCCAGAGTGTGGAACCAAGATAGCACTAGAGCGACGAAGCAAAGAACGCGAAAAAGCGGAAAAAGCAGCAGAGAAGAAACGACGACGAGAGGAGCAACAGCATAAAGACAGGTTAAAGATTCGAAAGCTCGCCTTAAAACCCCGCAGTTACTGGATTAAACAAGCCCAACAAGCCGTAAACGCCTACATCAGAGAAAGAGACCGAGACTTACCATGTATCTCGTGCGGAACGCTCACGTCTGCTCAGTGGGATGCCGGACATTACCGGACAACTGCTGCGGCACCTCAACTCCGATTTGATGAACGCAATATTCACAAGCAATGCGTGGTGTGCAACCAGCATAAAAGCGGAAATCTCGTTCCGTATCGCGTCGAGCTTATTAACCGAATCGGTCAGGCCGCGGTAGACGAAATCGAATCAAACCATAACCGCCATCGCTGGACTGTCGAAGAGTGCAAGGCGATCAAGGCGGAGTATCAGCAGAAACTTAAAGACCTGTGTGAAAGCAGAAGTGAGGCAGTATGACTCCATCTATCAAAACCATCCCAGAGTTACTCATTGAGACATACGGAAACCAGACAGAAGTAGCCAGGCGCTTATCTTGCCACCGCAACACAGTCAGGCGTTATCTGTACGACAAAGAAGCCAGGTATCACGCCATCGTTAACGGCGTTTTAATGATTCATCAGGGCGGAAGAGGTGTCTATGACCGTAACCAGCATTAACCAGGCGAAACAGCAGCGTGAACGTGACGAAGCTGAATTGCGCAGCATCAGAGAGGTGACGGAGCAACACCAGAAGGCGATGGATTATCTGCATGATCGAGAGCGAGAACTGGTGAACCGGCTTGGATTGAACAAGCCAGCGGGAGGCGATGCTGCATGAATTTGGAAAACACTGTGAAATTCCACTCTCCGAAGTCTCCTCAACTATCAGATTCACCGAGAGCAACGGCATCAGACTCACTGACTAATACCGATGTGATGGCAGCATTTGGTATGGCGCAAAGTCGCGCTCCGCTCGGGTTCAGTGCTTTCAGCGGCAAGATGAACCTGAGCGACAACGATAAGCGTAAGGCAATTCAGTTACTGGTACAGCATGGGATGAAGCATTGCGACAAGGTGGCTGCCTTACGCAAACTTGATACCAATGTTAAAGGGAAAGTAGTGCAAACGCTCGCAACTTTCGCGTATCAGGATTACTGCCGGTCGGCAGCTAGTAATGTCATGTGTTCGTGCTGCAAGGGGCGCGGAGTATTAAGGAAAAAGAAGCGGATCGTTAAACATCCCGGGTGTGGAGAGAAAACTCCTGCAAAGACGGCTGTGGAGGTAACGGAATCACTATGCACTAAATGCAATGGCGCAGGTGTTGTATCTACATCTTGCGTTAAATGCCGTGGGCGTGGCGTAGCGCTGGACAGGAAGAAATCAGAACTACAGGGCGCTCCAGTTTATTCATCCTGCAAGCAGTGCTCAGGGCGTGGGTATGAGCGCATACCTGCGGCCTCATGCTTTCGTGCGATATGTCAGTTCACCGCTGCAATTTCACCAGGCGTATGGGATAAGGCTATTAAGCCATTCTATGAGTCATTAATTAGCAAGGTTGAAATGGAGGAGTCTGCTGCAAATGTAGTTTTATCGAAAGTTACCAGCTAAGTTTTATTCCGATAACGATTGCATCTTGCAAAATGACGAAAAGTAGAATATCATAACCCTAACAGTAGAAATCCGTCCTTTGTTAAGGTGGATTTAAAAAAAGGCCCTGCAATGATGCGGGGCTTTTTGCGTTTTAAGCACGACATTTCTGAAAGCGCCCTATCACCAATCACCAGAACATATCCAGATACCCTTGCTCATTCGTGGCGACTGGGTAGGGCGTTTTACACAAAAGAAAACCCAGAACTATGGCTGGGATTCGTGAAAATGGGCGGCAAGAGACTTCGCTAACAGCCTCCTGCCTGATTTGCTCATGCCATTAGCCACGAACAAACCACGTTACTAATCACTGTATCCTGGATTTGTTCTTTCCAATATCAACCAATTCATAACATTGAACAAATCCTCACGGTCGTGAGGTAAGACATGAAAAAGATGCCAGAAAAACATGATCTGTTAACCGCCATGATGGCGGCAAAGGAACAGGGCATCGGGGCCATCCTTGCGTTTGCAATGGCGTACCTTCGCGGTCGGTATAATGGCGGTGCGTTTAAGAAAACACTAATAGACGCAACGATGTGCGCCATTATCGCCTGGTTCATTCGTGACCTTTTAGTCTTCGCTGGACTGAGTAGCAATCTTGCTTACATAGCGAGTGTATTTATCGGCTACATCGGCACAGACTCGATTGGTTCGCTAATCAAACGCTTCGCTGCTAAAAAAGCCGGAGTCGATGATGCAAATCAGCAGTAACGGAATCACCAGATTAAAACGTGAAGAAGGTGAGAGTCTAAAAGCCTATCCAGATAGCAGGGGGATACCAACCATTGGGGTTGGGCATACCGGGAAGGTTGACGGCAAGCAAGTTGCTCTTGGCATGACCATCACAGCAGACAAATCATCTGAGCTTTTGAAGGCTGACCTGCGGTGGGTAGAGGATGCAATAGGTAGCCTGGTGCGCTCCCCGCTTAATCAAAATCAGTACGATGCTTTGTGCAGCCTGATATTCAATATCGGCAAAACAGCATTTGCAGGTTCTACAGTGCTTCGCCAGCTCAACCTGAATAACTATCAGGCTGCCGCTGATGCATTCCTGCTCTGGAAGAAGGCCGGTAATGACCCCGATATTCTTCTACCCAGGAGACAGCGAGAAAGAGCGCTGTTCTTATCATGAGCAGGTTAACCGCAATTATCATTGCTGTAGTCGTTTGCATCATCGTGTCGCTTGGCTGGGCTGTTAATCACTACCGCAACAACGCCACCGAATACAAGAAGCAGCGCGATGAGAAAACTCAGGCGCTGAATCTGGCTAACGCCACCATCACCGATATGGTGACCCGGCAGCGAGATGTTGCTGCGCTCGATGCTAAATACACGAAGGAGTTAGCTGATGCGAAAGCTGAAAATGATGCTCTTCGGCGCAAGCTTGATAATGGTGGCAGGGTGCTCGTCAAAGGAAAATGCCCTGTGCCATCCTCAGCCGAAACCTCCAGCGCCTCCGGCATGGGCAATGATGCCACCGTCGAACTCTCTCCAGTTGCTGGACGAAACGTTCTCGGTATCCGGGACGGAATCATCAGCGACCAAGCAGCACTGAGAACGCTTCAGGAGTACATCAGGACGCAATGCCTGAAATAATTTCCATCACATAGAAATTTGACAAGTGACTTTCATGAAAATGCCTCGTAATGCGGGGCGTTTTTATATCCGCAGTAAATGCGCTTCACACGCGCGACTTCTGAGCACAGAACCTTTCAGGATGACCCTTGAGGATGCCGGTTTGGTGATCGGTGCCTTTCTGTGGGCCGGAATCCTGTGTGACAAGGTTCATCACTTAAAGGTAACTACCGATGCAATTAGTTGAAATCAAGAAGCTCGACTTGGTCACTAACTCCGCTGTAATCGCTACTGGCGTCAAAAAGGATCACAAGCCTGTGATTCAGCTCATCAGGAAGTACAAAAGCGACCTCGAAGAGTTCGGAAGGGTGGAATTTGAAATGCGACCCTTTCAAACGGATGGGGGCATGCAGAAGCAGGAAATAGCACTGTTAAACGAACAGCAAACCACGCTGTTGATCACATACATGCGAAACAATGAAGTTGTGCGTGAATTCAAAAAGCGCCTGGTAGCTGAATTCTTCACTATGCGTAGCGCGCTGGCGAAAAAGAAAATGGATCGCAACTCTGCACGCCTGGAGTACAAACCCATGACCGACGCCATCAAACATGAGCGAGAGGCTCAGGGTAAGCAGATCGCCCCGCATCACTTCAGCAACGAAGCTGACCTGATTAACCGACTGGCGCTGGGAATGACGGCGGCCAAGTTCCGCGTGCATCACGAAATCGGGAAGAAAGAGCCGATCCGCGATTACCTGACGCCGGAACAAATTCACTGCATCACCGAGCTACAGCGTGCCAACACGGTATTCATCAGCATGGGGTGGGACTTCGAACAACGCAAAGAAGTGCTGCGCGGCATGTTCGAGCGTAATCATCGTCAGCCCCTTATCGAAGAACAGCACCGTCTGGCGGCCTAAGCTACGGAAATAGCTTCGAGAGCCACTTTCACAACGGCTCTCCATTACAAAGCCTATCTACGGGTGGGCTTGATAATGAAACCGTGATTTACATCCCTACAATACGGGTATGTAAAAGATAGTTCAGGCGAGAACAGATTTAACTAAATCTGTGTACCACCAGTTATGGCAGTACCACGAAACAACCCAAGCCAGTAAGTGGGGTAAATAACA